TCAGCAATTTTCTGGAAGTAAGACATCACATCTTCATCGTCATCATCAGTTGTTTCAGCTGTTTTAGAAACAGTTACTGGTTTAGACGCTACAGTTGTAGTAGTCGAACGAGTTGGTGGAGTATAATCCTCATCTTCGCTTAACGCAGCAGCAGATTTAACAGGAGTACCTTCTCCATCAAGAACATCTGAAAGTTTCTTAGATAATTCCTCAAAAGATTTGAAGTTTTTACGATCTAAGAAATCAGACAACTTGTATTGCTTATTAGCAATTTCCAAAAGTTTTTCTTCATCGCCATCAGCAACAGCAGATGGTTCCATAAAAGTCGATTGGTCATAATTAGCATAACCATCTACTTTACGCATACGGAGTTTAAAATCCGCACCTTCCCAGAAGTCGAAAACATTAACTGGCTTCTCATCTTCAAAAGTTGGACGAGCTTTGTCCATAATCTTGTCGAAAATTTTCTTACCGAATTTGAACAAACGAACTTGTCCTTCGTTCTCTGGATGTTTAGGATCAGAAACGATCAAAACATTACAGATGTAAGATAACTTACGCTTTTGCTTACGAGCAATTTCTTTGTTGGCATCAGAACCGCTGTTCCAAAGTTTGGAATTTAATTCACCAACAGGATCTTTCTCACCGAGAGTGGTAAGAGAGTTTTCGATGTACCACTTTCCAGTTGGACCTTGGAAAGAGTGATTGAAGATACGAACCCATGGGAGTTCATCGCCCTCAACTCGTGGTAAGAAACGAAGAGTGGCTGTGCCGTTACCAGCTTTATCAGCTTCTAGTTTCCATAAACGATCATCTTGGTAGGATTTATTGCCACCGCTAGATTCTGGGTTAGCAATTTTTTCGAATTCGGAAGTGATTTTACCGAAATCAGTGTTGCGCATTTTGCGAAGTGCTTGAATATCCATCGTATGTTTCCTTTGTATAAAAATGTATTAATGTGTATTAGTATTATCGTATTCATCATCTATGTCGTCAAAGTCATCTTCATAATCTTCCTCAACATATCTATTTAGTACTTTCATACCTTTACCTTTTTGGTTTGGCGCATGTTTCAGTTTCCTGTTAGACTTGCGTTCACCATCGTCTTCGTATTGACGATCCCTCTTTGGAGTCATATTACAACTCTACTGTTTCCTGTTTAAATGTTTGATATACTTGTAAAAGTCTGTCTTTGTCAAACTTAACAAACCCTTTACACTTATCAATTATACGGCATTCTTCAGCCCAAAGCAAATTTAATTGCAACTTTAATGTTGTCAAATAATCCACAAAGGAATTTAGAATAACCATAGTCTCGACAGTGATGTAGCCACCAAGATACAACTTAAATAACTCAGGAGGATTACCTTCATATAGATGTTTCTCAGTCATGCCATTTTTCTCAAGATGCAAAAGAATCGTGTGAAGATCGCTTTCAAAAACCTGAGAAATACTTTGCTTACGCTTGTTCCAAGTAATTAAGTTCGAATCACCAGTAGATGGTTCATACACAACTTCTTGGTTACCATAAGCAAAATTTGCAACGAAATATTGAATTATATCTCGTTCAGTTGGAAATTTCCTTGCCAACTTTTCAAATATAAACCTATCATTACGAGCATAGAATGTATCTCTTGCTCCCTTTACATGACCACGATTGTTAAACACATTATAAGAGTTAGTAGTAAAGTGTAACTTGACAGCCATGTAAAGTTTCCAAACTTTAAATCCGTCCACTTAATTTTTTCCTACATTCATTTTTAACTTCAACTGGAAAATCTGGAGAAATTTCTGCCATACGACAATCATATTTTACCACACCATGTGTTGGCATTAGAGCAAATATTAATACCCAAAACATCACAACAAAGAAAATCGCACAGACAATCCAGAGTGGTGGTGTAATAGAATAATTAGACATCTAATTTCGCAGTCTTAGGTAATAGTCCACTCTCTTGAAAATCCATCTTCATTTTTTCTTTGAGAGATTTGTTAATCAATGATTTAATTTCTTCAGGGTCTATAAAATTTTCTTTACAATATTGTAGGATGGCATCGACATGAGAACAATTATTATCTCGAGCCATCTGTTCAATATAAAGAGAAAACGATTTAGAATCTTCAAACATTTTTGAGTTTTCTGATATAGACATCCGCTGTTGTAATAACTCCGTTAAGTTCACTATATTCCTTTGATTTTGTTTTGTATAGATTCCAGATTGGAGTGTCCGTTTCGTCAGCGTTCATTTTACGCTCGAACATATCAAGGTATTTGTCAAACCATTTATCCATAGTTTTACGCTGAGCGACCAACGAAGCACGAATCTTTTCCAATGCTTGAAGATCGTGATCTATTGCGCAAAGTGAGAACTTGTCAAGATATTCTTGTTTAGATAATTCCATGATAAAACCTCCAAGTAGTAGTCATAATATAATTATACCTGAATTACGAATTAATGTCAAGCATTATTTTTTAGCGTCCAGAGCCACTGTATGGGCTTGTTTGCTTACTGCATACGCTACACAGACATTGTCAGAAGGGTTTGCATACGCACAGCGGACAGCTACAGGGTCAATTCCCTTTACAATACCATTTTCGATGTTTCTGGACATCATTGCAGATTCTTGAGTTTTGTAGTAGGCTACAGAAGTAATTGCTGCAAGAGAAATCAGTGTAACACAAATAACGATTAATTTACCTTCACTCATAGTAATTCCTTTAAATTGTTTAATAACTTCCATCATCGATAACTATCCTCATATTTACTGGACCGAGCGACAGTACTGCATTATGCATCGCTGGATCCATATCGTTTGGACCTTCATAATCAAAGGCAACTCGCCAATGGTATGGATTTAAAACCAGCGTAACCCATACCCCTGAATATTTTAACCACTTAATCATTTTAAGTCCTTTACTAAATCACAAAGTCCAAGTTTCTTGGCTTCATCAGCAGACAGCCAAATATCTTGTGGTGGTAATAGGTGGTCGCGAATTTGCGCTTCGCTTAATCCTGTTACTTTTTTATAGTGAGCAATCATTCGTTTAGTTGTTAAGTCAAATTCTTTAACAGTAGCAAACAATTCATGTTCTTTACCAAATGCACCCCAACTATATTGGTGAGAAAGAATAGAAGTATTTGGTGTTAAGATTCGTTGACCCTTTGTTCCTGATGCGAAGATTAGTAATCCTGCAGAAGCAATCTGGCCAAGACCAATAGTTCTAATAGGAATTGCCGAACCACGCATTGTGTCAATAACAGCAAACGCTGCATTTAAATCGCCACCAGGAGAACAAATCATAAGGTTTAGAAGTTCAGGTCTTTCTTCTTCAAAATTGGATTCCATAATCCACTCAACGATTGGTCTTGTTGAGTTTAATGAAACTTCATCCATCAAAATAAAGAAACCATGACGACTAGCATCACCTTTTTTCAAAAAATCTAAATTCAACTTCTGCATCATATTAGCCATCATCACTCCTAAGGTTTATAAAAAATATGTCTTCCGATTGTTACTGTTTTTTGTAAATGCCATCCTGGATTTACATAGTCGGCATGATAATTTAATGCTCCCTTAGTTATATCCTTCATATTATCGTAATTCATATAAACATAAACTGCGACATTCTGAGATTCATTATACGCTTCTATTTGCTTAGATGTCAAATATTTTTCTTTGTATAGTGCTGTAAGTTTTGCTTTGGCATCGCAATACCAAGAAAACTGGCAGGTAGAATTAATCTTTTGTTTTACCACACCACAGACGGATCCTTCATATCCTCGTTTAACTCTGTTCATGGTAACTAATCCAACAGCAATTTTACCATCTTTTGGTTCATATGCTGATTCAAAATAAATGTTATCTGCCAAACACTCAACTTCTTTCTGAGCGACTGGTGTTAAATCGTAATAGTCAATTGAATTTAATGGAACTAATTCTTGACCTCGTAGAGCTACAAATGGTGCTGTCAATATTAAACATAATATAATAAATGTTGTTGTTAATATTTTCTTTTGCATTACATCTCCTTAATTGTTGCAGAAGAAAGGTGTGCGAACACACCTCTCCATCCCATGTATCAGGCGGACTTTTTGCTATTAGTCTTATTTTCTAGGGGGATATTTGAAACGAAACCATTCAAAGCAGCAGCTTTTGCAATGATATCCGATTCACTAGGGTACGCAGGGAATCCAGGATGTTCTGGAACTGTGCCACCATTGATTTTAGCAGATTCGACTTTTACTTGCCAGTCGTTGCTAACCTGTTCACGCTTACCATAGTAATCCTCAGTAAGCATGTCTTTCGCCATTTTTAAAAGTTCAAGGCGAATCTCGAACGGAGTCATGTTAGACATAATGTCTTCCTTTCTGTGTTGTGTGTAAATTGACAGTTTTTTATATGGTTACTGCCACCATATCCCATCCCTGGGACATAATATTATTTAGGTAATTACCAAACCCAAGAAACGAACGAATATCTTGTTCCAGAAGTTACCAAATTAACTTTATGTGGATACATAAATGTTGATGGAAAAATTAAAACTTGACCAGCTTTTAAATTATATTCTTTATCATCAAACATAATAAATTCCCCACCAGTATAATCTTTATCTTTGGTGTTTAATGAGCCGACCATTGATAATGTTGGAACCCCTTTTTTTGTTCCATCAAATAAACTATGGATTTGATCCCAATGTAAACTCATTCTACGATTCGAATCATATCTATTCCAGCGAAGTTCGCTGTATCCATTCCATGTTAAAAACCATGGAAAATTAAATTCATTTATATATTGTTGTAAACAATAACATAAATTTATCATAATTATTGGAACAGTACTTGGTTGAAAATGAGAAATATCTAGTTCTTCATCTCCTGCAGGTTTGTATAATGTTCCATCATTTGGATTATAAAAATTATGTTGCTTAAATAAAGCATTTCTTGAAATTTCTTTCAAAGTTTGTTGGCATATAGAATCGTCTAAAACATCATAAATTTTAACATAATCCTCAATATTTCGATTCATGTTATTTTTCTTCAGATTTTTTTCTTTGGAGTTGGTTTGGGACTCTTTGGAGCTGGAGGACAATTACCTTTCTTGTCCTTAGTAACACAGTTTTGTTTTTCTACTGGCTTAGTAGGTAAGTCCGCAGCAAAAGATGAAACGGAAAACATTAGTGCGGTAAGTAAGATAATTTTTTTCATTTAATTCCTTTTTAATAAAACAAAATGGTAACTTATTCTGTTACGAGGAAAGTTACCGAAACCCTAGTCAGCGATTAGGCTGCCAATGCGTAAACTTCATCGTTTGCGTTTACTTGATTTGCTTGATTTACGGTCATCGCCTACCGTGTTGCCTTCTCTGCTATATCACCCTGTCGAAACCTAGTCATCCCCATCAGAAGCACATTGCCATAATATCGCAGTTTCTACTTTATTATGTTTGCTACCAAAACTGGTTCGTCAATATGCTTTTGGTGGAGATGGAGGGAATCGAACCCTCGTCCAGAATGCCTTTACTTCAAAGGGATTACAACAATTTCTTAACGACAACCAGCGAACTGATTGAGGTAGTATCCACGACCATATTGATCATTTGTCCATACTTGATTATACACAGGTGCTTGTGGATAAGGACAAGGTTGTTGTGTATAAACAGGTGGTTGAACATATACTGGTTGTTGAACAACAACTGGAGCTGGACGAGCCAACTCATATCCAATCAATCCACCAACTAATGCTGGACCAACCCAATAACCTGAGTGGTATCCACGATAACCACCATGCCAATCAGCATGAGCATTAGTAGAAAATAAACCGATCAATAGTAAACTTACAAGAATCTTTTTCATAATCATCTCCTTAAGACTATTATATATTATTTATGAATAAATGTCAAGTCATTTACCCATAATCTGTAAGTAGTTGTTTCTTAAAACCTTAAATTCTCCAATCCAGTCATCCCTACGCTCTGTAAAGATTTGTGGATCCTCATTGTCAACACCCACAAGAATTAACATTCTACCAACAGGAATTCCTGTCAATTCTTCAAACATAACAGCATAAGCTGCAGTTTGCATAAAATAACCATGAATCCAATCACGATTTTTAAGTTTGGAAGATGTCTTAAAGTCAATAATTCTTAACTTACCTTTATACTCTGCAATACAATCAACAGTGCCAGCAACTTTTAAATGGTGAGAATACAGTGGAGATTCTAGAGCATGAATATTATCTATCTTGTCTAGATGTGGTATTAGACTAGTAAAGATATCCTTGTCGAACATGTCTGGTTCTTGTGGTTTACCAAGTAACCAGTTTTCACATAGAGTGTGAATTCTTGTTCCTCTACTTGATGCTCTAGATGAGATTCGATTCGCTTCTTCTTCACCAACTTTCTTTCGCCATTCCATGATGGATTGTTTTGAGTGCAATCCTGTAACTGTTGTGACGGAAGGATAGGATTCACCCGATGGAGTTTCATATAATCTTCCATCAGGTGTATCGATCCGTTTAAGTTTAGTGAAACCATGATCAATAAAATTTCGCATTAAACATTAAGCATAGAGTATAAAGTATTATACAACTGCGTTCTTTCTTCAAGTCCTAAGAAACCACCATTAATAATTTTAGTCATGCTCTTAATGTCACCCATATCAGCGTAGTGATTTAGATTATGACTATTCCAGAACCAGATAGCAGACATCAATGCGAAGTCTTTATCTTGTGTTACCCAGTCAGGTTGTTCAATAACTGTTGTTGGGTCATCAAACATATCATTAGCAAATTTAGTATAGTTTGCTTTACCAGTCAATTGAATCGGTCCACGACCACGATATTTCCATCCATCGCCTGATTCTTCTGGTCCATTTCCCATGCGATTTGCGTAAATACGATTCGCAATTTTCTCTGGTTGACGAGCATATTGATCAGCATCACCATGAAAGTGAGAACCAAAAATACTTTGTAAACCTTGAGCAGAATAGTTTAAATTCTCTTCAAAAGTTGTCCAACCACCAGACTCATGTCCACATTGAGCCAAGAAAGCAGCAACACGATGTGGTTGATCAATCTGATAAGTTGGGAATACTGAATTCATAGAATCAGTCCAACCTTGAGGATCTTTGTTTCTTGGGAATACTTGCGCAAATTGTTCAGCTGTAATTAAAGCCATTTTTATTTTCCTTCGTAGTCTTCATATTTAAGTTTAGCCAAAATATAATCCT